AGAACTGATGGCTGTTTCTCGTCGCCTCGTTCAACGCGCTGCGGCAAATGTCGCAAGCCTGCCGTCGCCCGTGGGCGGTTGGAACGCTCGGGATTCTCTTGCCAACATGGCACCCACGGATGCCGTGCAGTTGGACAACTACTTCCCCGGCGTATCCAATGTTGTCTTGCGCGGCGGTTATGTGAAGCACGCCACGGGGTTTCCCGACGATGTAGAAACCCTGATGACCTACAGCGGCGGCACCTCTGACCAGTTGTGGGCGGTGTCGGATGGCAAGTTCTACAACGCTACATCTGCGGGTGCTATCGGCGCTGCGGCGGTCAGCGGACTGACCAACTCCAAGTGGGAATACACCAATGTCACGACCGCAGGCGGCAACTATCTGTATGCCGCTAACGGTGTCAACACGCCGTATCTTTACAACGGCTCAAGTTGGACAAGCATCACGGGTTCATCCTCGCCTGCCATTACGGGCGTTACGACCACTACGCTTAACTCTCCGACGCTCTTTAAGAATCGCGTATGGTTCATCGAGAAAAACACGCTGAAGGCATGGTACCTGCCGACCTCAAGCGTTGGCGGCGCGGCACAGGTTCTTGACCTGTCATCCATTGCGCGTCTGGGCGGCGTGTTGGTGTCGATGGCATCGTGGACAATTGACGCTGGCTACGGCGTGGATGACAACCTTGTATTTGTCACCGACAAGGGTGAGGTAATCGTCTACCGTGGCACCGACCCCTCATCTGCCTCCACATGGGCGTTGATTGGCGTGTGGATTGTTGGTGCGCCTATCGGCACCCGCTCCCTGATGAAGTACGGCGGCGACCTTTTGGTGCTGACGCTTGACGGGCTGATTCCGATGGCCTCGGCGCTTCAGTCCTCGCGGCTAGACCCAAACATCGCGCTATCGGACAAGATACAGGGTGCGTTTGCGGCGGCTGCTGCGGCGTATAGAGACAACTTCGGGTGGTGCATGTTGTACAACCCGAAGAACAACGCCCTAATTGTCAATGTCCCGGTGCGTGAAGGCGCACAAGAACAGTTTGTGATGAACAACATCACGAAGGCGTGGTGCAGGTTTACAAACTGGAACGCTTTTCACTTTGGGCTTCTTGACGACACTCCGTACTTTGGCGCTGCAACTTTCGTGGCAAAGGCTTGGACGACGGGTAGCACCGGCTACATTGATGACACAAGCAACATAAACGGCAAGATTCTCCAAGCCTTTAACTACTTTGAGACTCGCGGCGTAAAGAAGATTTTTACACGCGCACGGCCTAGCATTTTCAGCAACGGCACCCCGTCTGTGCGGGTTGGCATCAATGTCGATTTCAACATTTCAGACAATGTTGCCCCAATATCGTTTTCTACTCCGCTGACTGCCCTGTGGGACAGCGCGTTGTGGGATACGGCTGTGTGGGGTTCTGACCTCGAGATTCAGAATAATTGGCAGGGCGTTACCGGCGTTGGCTACTGCGGGTCGATACAATTTCAGAGCAGCAGCAACAAGTTAGCGATTCAATGGGCCTCAACTGATGTGGTGTATCAACTCGGATGGGCTGGCATATAACAAGCGGCCCCGAGGTGGGCGAATGGGTCTGTGGGCATACGGGCGGCGGGTATCACGCTGAACGCTCTAACGCCATCGGATTGCGTAAGGGAGAGAACATTGTCGGCGGCGTGGTTTACGAGAACTGGAACGGGCGCAGCGTGGTTTGCCACATCGCCATTTCTGACCGCTTAACCCCCGCTTACATTGCAGCCATGTTTGACTATCCTTTCAATGTCTGCGGGGTTGACAAAATCATCGCCCCCGTGGGCAGTAAAAACGCGAAAGCCATCAGGCTTGTGCGTAAAATGGGTTTCACCGAGGAAGCGCGAATAAAAAACGCCGACACCGACGGTGATATTGTTTTCCTAACCATGACACGCGATGCGTGCCGTTTTTTGGGACACCGTTATGGGCAAAAAATCACCGAAGCCGCCTCCGGCACCTGACTACGCAGGCGCAGCGCAACAACAGGGCATTGCCAACCTAGAGGCGGCGCGTCTTACTGCGCGGCTTTCTAACCCCAATGTCATTACCCCGCTTGGTGGTCAGCGTGTGACCTACGGGCGACCGCAGTTTAACCGCGCTGCGTATGACGCTGCGATGGCTAACTATCGTGCGCGTAACCCGCAGGCACCGGCTACCGGCGCACCGCAGGGCGCACCCTCAACCGTTGGCGTTGGTGGCGGCGCTGCAATGCCCACGACGGGCGGCGGTGGCGTGCAGATGGGCGGTGGCGGTATGTATGGCGGCGGCGTTGACCTCGGCGTTACGCAAGAGCCTATGGCATCAAAGGCTGACGGTATGCCTGCTGCGCGGCGCGAGGCTCTGGGAATGGGCGATGACCTTGCATACACGCAGGGCGGTCGAGCCAACTTCACAACGCTCCCCACCGGAGCGCAGGTTCCGACTGCCATGCTTATCGGCGGCGGTCGCTTTGATGCGTCCGGCATGGGGCCGGGACAGACGCAACGGTTTAATCAGGGCTACGGCGGCGGGGAGTATCTGGGCGATGTGATGCCCACCCGCGAGATGTTTACCGAGATGGTGGACTTGGACACCCCGACGATTGAGCAGTACCTGACCCCCGAGGCACAGGCGACCCTTGAGGCGCAGCAGCGGGTGGAGCGTGCGTTGTCCGGCCTTGGCGAACAGGCCATCGGGCGCGTGCAAAATGTTTACGGAACGGATTTCACCCCGCAGGGTTTGCCGGAACAACAATTCAACTTTGGCGGTTATGGCAACCTGCCGACCCTTCCCGAGTTGCAGGGTCGCGCACGCTCTGATGTGTCGGCGCTGCCGGTTAACTTTGGCCCCACGGCAGGACAGTACGGAATGGCTGCGGGTGGCCCACAAGGGCTGAACTTGCAGGGCTTGGACACAAGCGGCATTAGCGGCGTGCAGACCGGCGCAGGCCAGTTTGGCACGGCGCAGGGTGGCCCTGCTGCCCCGACCCTTCAAGGGCAGTTGGACACCTCGCAACTTGCCGCAATGCCTGTAAACGCGGGTATGACGGCGCAGCAGGCCATTATGTCGCGCCTCGACCCGCAGTTGCAGCGCCAACGGGCGCAGTTGGAAACCCAACTTGCCAATCAGGGTTTGGTGCGTGGTGGCGAGGCGTTTAACGCCGCCATTGCCGAGCAGCAACAACAGGAAAACGACCTCCGAACGCAGGCCGCGCTACAGGGCATTAGCCTTGATATGGCGGCTCGTCAGCAGGGGCTAGGCGAGGCACAGGCTCTGGGCGGTTTTGCCAACCAAGCGGCTCTGGCGGGGTTTGGCGCGGGTCAGCAGGCCACGGGCGCACAAAACGCTGCAATCGCCCAAAACGCTCAACTGGCGCTCCAATCGGGTCAGTTTGCCAACCAAGCGCAGGCGCAACAGTTCGCGCAGCGGCTTGCGGCGGGTGAGTTTGGTCGAGACGCGCAGATGGCATCCTTCCAGACGGGACAGGCGGCACAGGAAGCCGTTAACCGTGCCATCGCGCAAAACTTCCAACAGGGCTTGAGCGCGGCGGGTGCGTACAACGCTGCTGCCGGTCAGCAGTTTGGGCAGGAGATGGACATTGCTGGGCTGTATAACGCCTCGCTTGCCCAGAACCAACAGGCGGCATTGCAGCAGGCGCAGGCACAAGCGGCGCTCCAAGCACAGGGCTTCAACCAAGCGCAGGCGGCGGCAAACTTCCAGAACGCCCAGCGTCAGGCGGCGTTGCAAGAGCAATTGGCGCTTCGGGCGCTCCCGCTTAACGAGGTCGCAGCCATCATGGGCGGCGCACAGGTGCAGATGCCGCAGTTCCAAGCCTATCAGGGCGCAGAGGTGGGAGCGGCTCCCATCTTCGGCGCTACGCAGGCGGCGGGTAACTTCGCGCAGCAAAACTACCAGAATCAGATTGCACGCCAGAACGCGCAGATGGGCCTGTACGGTAGCGTGCTTGGCGGTCTGGGTAGCGGCATAGGTCAAGCGGGTAGTGTTTCCAAATTCTTTGGGTAAAAATATGAGAACCCCTTACCAAACCTTTAACGCTCCCCCCATGATGAACGGCGGTCGCGGTCAGCGCATGGCGCGTATGCTCCAGATGCAGGGCCAAAGCCAGCAGGTAAGCAACAACGCAGGGGCGCAGAGTGATATGCAATATTCGCCCCCGCAGAACGCTGCGGACATCAACCGTGCGCCGCGTCAGTTTTTGCGGCAGTACCCGAAGATGCCGAAGTCGCCGGGGATGACCAACCCGCAGGGCGGCCCCGACCGTGGAGGATTTGAGAATGGCGGTTGAAACAATCTCGACCTTCGTTTTGCCCAACGAGTATCAACGGCAAGCCGCCGAGGCGCGCCGTCGTCGCCGTATGGCCGAGATGATGGCGCAGCAGGCATACCAGCCGGGGGACGTTCAGAACGCCCCTATTCCTTCCGCAGCGCCTTTGGTGCAGGGTCTGCAAGCGTTCTTCGCCGCCCGTGGCGAACGTAAGGCAGAAGAAGCCGAGAAAAGCGCAATGAAGGCGCAAACCCGTGAGGCACGGGATTTCCTTCGTGCGTTGACCGAGCCTGCCAAAACGATGACGATTGGCGAAGCCGCAATGCAAAACATTGCACAAGCGGGAACGCCGGAACTAGTAGACGGTCGGTTGGAATACCGGAAGACCGCTATGCCTGCCCCGACTCCAGAAATGGTTCCGCAAGCAGGCCCACAGGTGCGCTTGGGGCGCAGACCGGAAGACGACCAAGTGTATATGCCAACCGCAACGGGTCGAGAAACCGACCCGCAGCGCATTGCCGCATTGCTTGCCAATCCTCAATACAAGGCTGAATTTACGCCCGAACAAAAGCGTGCGCTTGCCCTTGAGGGAATGCTGACTAGCCAAAACCCAATGTTGCAAAATGTTGCTAGCGCCATCTACCCGACGCTGCAACCTGAAAAAGCAAAACTCCAACTTGGAAACATTAATCCAGCCGACTTTACGCCTGCAAGCATTGCAGCCGCAATGAAGTCTGGCAATGTTGGTGACTTGGTATCCATTACAAAACCTGTAGACAGAATAGGAAAACCTTCGCCGGGAGACTTTACTACGGAAAGTCTTGCAGAATTTAACCGAACTGGCGATTACAACAAACTTAAGCGAGTGCCAAAAGAAAAGTCTGCTGGCGGTGGTGGTGGCAGAGGGCAACAAGGCCCGGCGTTTGTTTTGGCAAACGGCAAAGTTGTGCAATCTATATTTGACCCGTTATCAGGTCAGTATATGTATCAATCGGATACTGGGCGTGTTCCCATTCCTGCTGATGCAAAACCGACAACTGCAAGCGCGGCAAGTGGATTGTCTGAAAAACAATACATTACTTACCGACAAGAAGCGTTTGACCATCAACAAGGCTTGAAAAGACTTAATTCATTTTTTGAAAAAATTGGCGACACTAATGTTGGTATTCAAAGATGGGCTGATGCTGTTTCTGCAAAAGCCAAAAGTCTTCTTGGAAATTCTCTTTCTCGAGAACAACTTGCTTTGGAATTGGCAAAGGGAGAACAACAAGGGTTGTTGGGTTTGTTTAGAGTAGACATTGTTGGCCCCGGTGTTCTTACAGAATACGATGCGGGGCGCGTCATTGAGGCTTTGGGCGGCGATTTGAATGCGTTGCAAAACAAAGAAAAAGTTTTTGCCCTTCTTCAGCAGTTGTATCAAGACAAAATGGATAGGTTTGAGTTCTTGAATCAAGAACTTGGGCGTAGCGACCTTGTGAGAGGTGGCAAGCCGATGACTGCGGAAGGGCTGCCTTCAACTCTTGGAAGCCCAAATAAAGTTGAAGAGGTTGATTACTAATGCCGTACACAATTCGCACAAAAGATGGCATTGAAATTCCCAATGTTCCAGACAATGTTGACAAGAATTCACCACAAGCCAGAGCGTTAGTACAGGCTGAACGGGCAAAGAGAGCGTCTCCTAAAGAATCTGGCTTTGCTCGTGGGCTTGGCCTTGTCGGTCGCGCACTTGCTCCGTATGCCGCCGCTGCTGGTACTGGTGCTGCCGTGGGTGCGCCTTTTGCCGGAGTTGGTGCAATTCCCGGTGCAGCCGCAGGCGTAACGGCTTACGGGTTGTCAGAACTTGCAGATGCCTTGCTGATGGGCGGCAAAGGTCGCCAAGCAGTAGAGCGTGGATTGACGGCTATTGGTTTACCGGAACCGCAAACGGCTGCTGAACGGGTTGGATACGAGGCAACCCGCGCAATGACAGGCGCGTCAGGCATTCCGCGAACCGCGCAAACCATTGCAACCAATATCGCCGCTCGGCGCGGGTCAACTCAAGGGCAGCGTATTGCGTCATTGATGGCGCAAAACCCTAGCGGTCAAGTTCTTGGTGCAGGTACTGGCGCAGCAACTGCCCAGACTGCAACAGAGATGGGAGCGCCTGCGCCTGTTGCGATGGCAGCAGGAATTGCTGGTGGCGCGTTGCCATACGGGCGCGTTGCTACCCCACGCCAAACGGTTGCAGAAAAAGAGTTTGCGGCGGCACGCCCAGAAGGGTATGTCGTTCCTCCTGCTTCGGTTCGTCCGACCGTTGGCAATATCGCTCTTGAAAGCGTCAGCGGCAAAGCAGCGTTGCAACAGATTGCTTCCGGCAAAAACCAAGAGGTTACCAATCGCCTTGCTGCCGAAGCCGTTGGTTTGCCTGCTGGTGAACAAATCACCAAAACCGCATTAGAGCGAGTTCGTGCCGAGTCTGGAAAAGTTTACGAAAAACTTAAATCATTTGGTGCTTTTTCTGCGGACAATGATTTTTATTCTGACATCGCCACAATAAATGCGGAATCGCAAGAATTGTTACGCGCTTTTCCAGATTTGCCTTTGGCTGGTGCAGAAAAAATTAACAACCTTGTTAATGCCATAAATCAACCAAACTTTGATTCTAAAACCGCAGTTACTTTAGTAAAGACTTTGCGCCAACAAGCGACAAAGCATTTTTCTGGTGCGCCAACTGCGGAAGAACAAGCGTTGGGAGCGGCTAAACGCAAAGCAGCAGATGCAATGGAGGCGTTAATTAGTCGCCGTCTCGCGCAGTCTGGCGATACGCAGTTAATAAACGAATTTAATGATGCGCGAACAAGAATTGCTAAAACTTACAGCATTGAAAACGCACTTGAGTTGTCTGGCAATGTTAACGCTAAAAAACTTGCAGCACAGTTGAAAGCAGACAAGCCCTTGACTGGAGGCTTGCGGACTGCTGCTCAATTTGCTGGCAATTTTCCTAAAGCAAGTGTTACGCCGGAAACTTATGGAAGCCCCGGCGTAAGCGCACTTGATGCGGCGATGGCAGCGGGTGGAACATCAATGCTTCCGATTGTTGGCGCTCCCGGCATATTGGCTGCGGGATTGCCGCTTGCTCGACCAGTAACTCGCTCGGTTGCATTAAGTCGTATGCTTCAAAACAGGCTTGAACGCCCCCCGAGCATTCGCCGTCGTGGCATGACGGGCGCAACATATGGCGCGTTGACCGCGCCTAATAGTCAAGAACAGGAGTAATCACAGATGTCTTTCAATGGCTCGGGTACATTCCTTATCAACACGGCAGGCCAGCCTGTCGTCTCTGGTACCGTCATCTCGTCCACGGCGTTTAACGCCCTGACGGCTGACCTTGCCACCGGCCTCTCGACCGCCATCACGAAGGACGGTCAGACGACGGTTACGGCTAACATCCCGATGTCCACCTACAAGTTCACGGGGCTTGGGGTCGGCTCTGCTGCGGGTGACTCTGCGAACCTGTCGCAGGTACAGTCTACGGTCACCAAACTGCTTACAAGCGTCTCTGGGGCTGACACCATCACGGCTGTGGGTGCGCCTGTGGTTGCCGCCTACGCTGCCGGACAGATGTTCTACTTCGTCGCCACGGGCGATAACACAGGCGCGGTGACGCTTAACATCGACTCGCTTGGCGCAAAGGCTGTGACCCGTGACGGGTCTGTGGCGCTTGCTGCGGGTGACATCAAGAGCGGCGAGGTGGTGGTAGTCGTCTATGACGGCACGCGCTTCCAAGTCGTCTCGCAGTTGAACAGCGCCGGTAACGCGACCTTTGCCAATGTGTCCATTACCTCGGCGCTCAATGTCGGCGGCGTGGCTACCTTTACGGCAAACCCTGTTCTCTCCGGCGGCACCGCCAACGGCGTGTTGTACTTGAACGGCAGCAAGGTGGCGACGAGTGGGAGTGCGCTGACGTTTAACGGAACGGATTTTAAAATTATTGGTGGAAATGCTGGTCAACTCCTTTTAGATAATGGAAATCAGCAATACACTCAACTGTTATTTCAACGAAATTCAACTGCAAATACAGGCGGCGATTTTCTTTTAGACGGAAGTGGAAACACTTTTAATTTCCGCACATTAGCGGCAAATATGCCGTTTGTTTGGCAGTTAAGTGCATCGCCCGGAAGTTCTACCGAACAAATGCGCCTCACCTCCACGGGCCTCGGCATCGGGACGAGTTCGCCGGGTGCGAAACTAGAAGCATATCGAAGCAGCAGTGGCGAAGTAGCGCGATTCACTGCGTCTGCTGATGGTGTTCGTAGCCTAAAGTTTATTTCTAGCGACAACACCGGAAGTGGTGCTGTCTGGACTAGAGACATTGATTCTGCCTTCGCGCAGCACCGATGGGCCAAGTCCGGCACTCCGTTGATGGTGCTGGATGAGAGTGGCAACCTCGGCATCGGGACGAGTTCGCCGGGTGAGCGTTTGGATGTTGTAGGCGGTGGGCTTGGTGTTGGCAATGGCACCATTAAAACGGTTGTTAGTTACACGACTGAAGGCATTGTAGGTACTACTTCTAATCATGCGCTTCTTCTTTACGCCAACAACGCCGAACGCGCCCGCATCACGGCGGGGGGTAACCTACTTGTTGGGACAACTTCGGACAACGGTTATCACCGTTTTTTAAAATCTAATACAAGTGATTGGGTTTGCACATTTACAAATTCATCGGCAACTACCCCTTGGGGTATCAGCGTTGGATATTCAGCAGCAGCGCCAAACAATACTGACTCCGGAATTTCGCTTAGTGACACGGGCGGCGAACGCGCAACAATTCGCAATAACGGCGGCTTGGCAAACTACAGCGCCAACAATGTCAACCTGTCCGATGAGCGCACGAAGAAAAATATTGTTCCGCTTGGCTCTATGTGGGACAAGTTCAAGGCAATTGAAATCGTCAAGTTCAAGTACCGCGACCAGACGCACGACGATGACAACATCGGCGTTATCGCGCAGCAGGTAGAGTCGGTCGCGCCGGAGTTTGTAGACATTGATGGGTTTGGCGAGACCCCAGAGGACGGTGTGCCGTTTAAGACCGTGTACACGACCGATATGTACCACGCCGCTATCAAAGCCCTGCAAGAAGCAATGGCCCGTATCGAACAACTTGAGGCGAAGTTCGCCGCATTGGAGACTAAATAAATGACCACTATCACTTGGAACATCTCTGTCCTTGACTGCCTCCCGCAGGAGGACGGCGATACCGATGTCGTTTTCATCGTTCATTGGTCTTGCAACGGCGTGGACGGAGACTACAACGGAAGCGTCTACTCAACCTGCTCCGTGCCGTTTCAGAAGGACAAGTCCTTCACCCCCTACGCTGACCTCACGCTCGACCAAGTGCTCGGCTGGGTCTGGGCCAACGGCGTGGACAAGGACGCTACAGAGGCTGCGGTGCAGCAGCAGATTGACAATCAGATTAACCCGCCGGTCGTCTCGCCGCCGCTGCCGTGGAGCGTCTGATGGAAGCCAAACTTGAAGTGACTTTGGAAGAAGCCGTCGCCATCGTGAACCTGCTGGGTTCGCTCCCGACGAGCCAAGGCGGTTATCCGCTCTGGGCGAAGTTAACAGCGCAGGTAGAGGCGCAGGTGCCGAAGGACGGGGAGCCGTGACCACGGTACAAGACCTTGAGGTGACCGTGACGAGTCAC